TTTTTGAAAACCTTGCATTTAACACTCTCTCCATTTAATATTATCATAGTATATTTATATTATATCACATTTCGGTACCGTGGTCAAGCACTATTCTCCACATTCTTTTTCAAGTACAGCCTTAAATTGTGGGTTTAAAGACCCTTGAAATTGTGGTTGTGGAGTAAATTGTCCCTTGTACCTAATCTCTAAATCTAGTAAAACTAGACCTCCTCTTTTTAGTTGAAAGAATAATTTAGCAGCATCGGATGTTGCCATCTTTTGTTTGTCAATCTCTATTGTATAGTTGCCTTTAAATTTTTTCTCTATTCTTTTTAATCCACATAATGTAGTTTTAAGTGGTATGATTGTAGGTTTAGATATTACTGCTAGACCTTTTCTCACATCACCTATAGCTGTGACTAGACTAAAATCAAAGTCAACACCCTTTAAATCTTTCTCATCTAATTCATCAAATAAATTTACTTTTAATATTATATTGATAAGTCCGTTTGAGAATAAATCAATATTGTCATTCATTATTTTTACGAATGATTGAAATAGTTTATTCTTTTTATCTGATAATGCTTTGTTTACAAAGAAACGCATTGACTTTGGATCTCTGGTATCTTGCGATAAGTACCCATCATCTGCTGTTGCATATCCTTTAGTATCAATATATGCTCTATCAAATTGTGTTTTATCTCTTAGTTTTGCTTCAAATAATTCTTTATTATCTAATCTATCAAAATCTTTAATATCTTTTTTAAGTATTATCTTTTTCTTTACAGCTTCTTTAACTAGACCAGCAAAATAATCTATTCTAGTTTTAACTAGACTTTTTTTCAAACCATCAAATTCTTTACCAACTAGTAATGAATCAAATGCTTTGTTAATTAGTGTGGGATCAGCTGCTTTAACTTGTCTTTTTTTCTTTAGTGATATGCCGTAAAACTTTTTCTTGTCACCTGTAACTATTATATCTGATGAATTGTAATCTTCAAAACCAAAAGCACTTACTCTAAATTTTTCAACTTCTTTTGGCCATACATTACCTGTCATATAAGTTGTAAGACCTTTTGTTCCTGTACCTATATACTTTCGAATACCGAGAGCAGCAGACACACCTCCAGCCATATCTTGCACTTTTGACTTATCATTTGGATTCATAAGGTCAGTAAAACCTTTTTTGATTGCATTGTTTCCAAATACAACAAATTTATCTAGGTTCTTTTTACTGTCTGTTATTAATCGCTGTAAGTCACCTTCTGTTTCAATTTTTTCTAACTCGGTAGTCTTATACATTAATGCAGCTGCCGTCATTATTTCTGAAGCTTCGTATGCCATTTATCTCTCCTACTGCTATTTATATTACAGTATGAGATAAAAGTCAAGCAGTTTGTGATGTTTTAAATACTAGTGATATTCTAAATTCTTTTGAAGCTTCATGTAATCCTCGTGCCACGTGTGGGATTCGGGCATCAAAGGTTACAACTCGCCCAGGTTTAGGCCAGAATGCTCTGATGATATTTGGTTCTGAATTACCCATAGGACCATATGGTGTATCCATAGAATATGCTTGTTGTTCGGCAGTTAGATTAGGTGTCCAGAACTCTATTGTGCCACCATGATGTGGTGTGATATTTGGATTCAAGTAAACTAAAACAGTATATTGGTCTGGTGTCCAACCATCAATGTGAATATCGCCAGGTTCTCCTGCATAGTGTCCATTCAAATAAACTCGTAATACTTTTAAATCTAAGTTAATCTTATCCCAGATTTCTTGCACCCAATCTTGTTCAATAGTAAATTCTTTTCTATCTTTATCACTACCGCCAAGATGTATATGCCAATATCCGTCTGTTTCTTTTTTCTCCTTTGCTTCAAAATTAGAGTACCAACCTTTCTTCCAGTCAAGGCCTTTAATTATCTTGTAGTATTTTTCAACTTCTTCTTTTGAAAACAAATCTGAAACACTAATGTTATTAGTCCAGTCACCAGTAATTGTTTGTGCTTCTTTATCCTTTGTCTGTGTTTCTAACATCTTACCTAATTCTTCCATTTAGTCCTCGTCTGTCATTGGATCCATGTCATCTTTGTATTCAGGCTCAGATGCTTCTTCATACAATACCATAGTAATCAAACTATAAATTGCCATGTCCATTAAGGTGTCTTTAATATTTTCTTCTTTAAATTTGAAGTCACCTTTCTTTATGAAATTACTAATACGAGCATACTTATCACCCATACGAATAACAGAACCTTGCCAAGCAGGTATGCCAGATAATTCTGACAATCTAAAGTTGGCAAAGATATCCTCATTCGCACCATAATCATGTCGCTTCTTATCATGTAATTCTTTGATTACATCTATAATTTCATAAAATCTTTTACTTTGTTTGTTCATTATGTATATTTCCTAATGTCAAATGTTTAACAACTCCTCCATTTGGTGCCCATTGTTGTGTTCTTTGTTGCATTTTTGCTATACTTTTAGCGTCATCTTCAAAGAGCTCTTCGGCTATAATACTTCCTGTTGGTTGCTCAATTACCAACCAACGAATTTTCTTATTTCGTTTGCTCATCTTAACATCATACTTTAAGACTTGCTTTTTTGTTCTTGCCATCTATTTCACCAATTGTATATCAGTTGCTGTTTGTTTACCTTTGTGTTCAGTTAATTCATACTGAACTGCCTGACCTATGTCAAGTTGTGTTATGTTTGCTTTTTCTAAAGCTGATATGTGTAAGAAAGCATCCTTACTACCATCATCAGGTTTAATAAAACCATAACCCTTCTTTGGGTCAAACCATTTAATAGTTCCTTGTGCCATTGTCCTCCTTTCTAAACTTTGAAGTCAGAAAACTGACCTAGTTTTTTAAATTTATTATTTGATGATATGTCCTTTTGACCACTATCAACCAAATCTGTTTGTGCGGATTGTTCTACGTCATACAATCTCATCTTTGACCTATCAACACCAACAATAAATTTTCTGTTAAGTGTCGGGTCATTATATCTGTTCTTTAATTGCTTAACCATTATCTGGTTCTTTTCTTCTAGTTCTTCACTTGATATTAGGGCAAACATGAAGTCTGCTGTTGCAGGTAAACCAAAACTTTCTGATGTATCTTCAAGACCTACATCACTACTTACATAACCACCTCTTGTTGTTTGAGTAGCAGAGAAAACTGGTATATCATTCTCAACTGCAAGACCTCTTAGTTCTTCAGCAATCGCTTTGATGTAAGTATAACTATTGACATTTGCACCTGCTTTAAATCTAGCACTTGCACAAATATTTAAATAATCTACAAACAAGATGTCAGGTTTAAATGACTTCTTTAGTGCCAACTCACTAATTAGATTTTTGAAATGTGCCACAGAAGCAGAGGCAGTTGGATATTCTTTAATGATTAAAGTACCTGTTGTTTTGTTTTGTAATTTATTAATTTTAGTTTCATACATTTGATATGGTAATTCTTCTAAATCACTCATACCAACATTCAATAAGTTAGCGTCTATTCTTTCAGCAATACGTTCTTCTGCCATCTCTAAAGTTATATACAAAACATTTTTGCCTTGTAATAGTATAGAAGAAGCAAGGTGTGTCATAAACAAAGTTTTACCTACACCAGTACCTGCAAGACAAATATTCAAAGTCTTATTTGGTATACCGCCTCTAGTAATCTTGTTGAAAAAATCTAAATCTAATTCAAGTCTTTCTTCTTTCTTCTTGTAAAAATCAAATCGTTCTTTTGTTTCTACAAGATAATCATGCCCTACTTTTTGGTCAAACGATACACCTAAAGCACCAGATAATAACTCTGGTAAATATTCTGGTGTATGGTTTTTATCTTTGCCTTCTATGATATGAATACCATTTAATATGGCATTGTGTATGGCACGGTCTTTACAAAACTTTTCTGTTGTTTCTACTAACCAATTTTCATCAATAGGTTCTTTGTTTAACGTAGATAATATATCAGTAATCTTTTTATATTCATCATCATTAATACTTTTGTTACCATTGATTTCAATAGATAAGGATTCTTTTGTAGGTAAATTATTATACTTGTTAATAAACTTATAAATTTCTTTGAATAGTAAACCTTCTAACTTATCAGCAAAGTATTCTTCTTTGATAAATGGTAAAACTTTTCTAGCATACGCTTCGTTATACAATAAATTTTTAAGTGCTGTTCTCTCTATTCTTTCCATCAAGTTCCTTTTTCTCTTTTAAGTTATCATCTAACAATACCACAAGTATGTCACCAATGTGATTAATAAATTCTTGACTATCTGTATCAGCGTCAATTCTATTTTCCATAACAGTATAATCAAACTTCATAGGTAGAACACCATCAACTGCTTCTGATTCAGGTGCAAATCCTACTTTACCATATTTGTAAACTATGTCTGCAAATGGCCCACTAATTAACTTTATTGCTGTAAAGTCCTCACCGGGCTTCTCTACAAAGACATAATCTTCTCGGTGTTTAGGATTGGTCGTCTTGTGTTTCTTCGGAAGTTTCAACTACATCTCCATATTTAAATTCTGTTTTAGCAGCGTCATCTAATTTTTGCAATATATCTTTTGTAAAGTATTTCTCAGGATCATTATTAATCGTCTTACCAAATGTTTTACTACCATCAGGTAATTCTATTCTTGTTGATACTTGTTTAAAAATATTATGCTTCAATGCTAAATCTAATAAACCATAGTGTCTATCTAAACCTTTATCATAAGTTAAACGAACATCTACGACTTTATTTTCTTTTGTTAATCTGGATTTATAGTTTTTACAATGTATGATATTACCTATGATTTCTGTGCCATCTTTTTCTTTTCTCTTAGAAAGATAGACGATGGAACTAGCCGCATATTTGAGACCAGAACCACCACCCATTTCTTTTTGAGGGAACATACTACCGACAACATCATAAGTATGGTTAGTGATTACTAGAGGAACTTTTGCCTTACCTAGTTTTAATGTTAATACTCTAAAGGCAGCCTTGACTATTTGTGCCCTTGTCATATCTTTAGTTTCTTTACCTGCTTGTGTATCTTCCATTTCTTTTGTAGTTGATAACATACCTAAACTATCTAATACTAATAGTAGTGGTTTTCTATCAGCAGGGTCTTGAGCAATATACTTATCTAATACTTGTATTGCTTGATGTCTAAATTCTTGTACAGTAGTCACAGGCATAATTACCATACGGCTACTATCTATTTCTCGTTCTTCAATAATGTCTTTTGTAACAGCACTTTCACTTTCAAAAAATATTACACCACCATCTGGATTCTGGTCAAGAAAATTCTTACACATACCTAATACAAAGAAAGTTTTACCTGTTGCACTTTCACCTGCAATAGCAGTTATCTTGTTTGCTGGTAGACCTCTATGAATACTACCCCCTAATAATGCATTGAATATATAAGAACCTGTATCAATAAAATCTGTTACGTCACCTGACGCACCGTCTGATACTAAACTAGCATATTCATTACCAGTTTCTTTTATAATATCTTTTAAAAAATCACTCATTTTTTGTTACCTCAACTTTGTATTCTACTTTATGTTTTTCTGTTTTAAAATTTTCAGCATATTCTTTTTCTCTACGTTCACCACCTTCCATGCCATCAGTATAAATGGAATCTAATTCCCATTTACCTTTCTTGCCATTAATTGCTCTACGAAAAACTGTTACTGTCATTTAATTTATTATACACTATATATGATTTAATGTCAAGCGAAGAAGTCATCTAAAGTTGCCTTTCGGGAAGATTTAAATAAATCTGTTTGTGGTCCAAAGCACCAAACATTTTCTATAAAAATCTTATTCATAAATTCTGCTTTTTCTTTTTCATCTTTAAATAGTGTATCTGATTTTGGTCGTTGCATAATTCTCATACCAATCTGACCTAAAAATTTATCTTGAAACTTATCAACCAATTCATCACCAGAACGATATCGAACACCTTTAATTTTTGGATCCATAATATTTACAAACATAAACTTTGATACACTCATAGTTTTTTCTGCAACTGGTAAATAAAAATCATCACGCCATTTATCATACTCGTTAAACTTATGCCATGATTGGTCTTCCTCATGTTCACCACCTTTATTATATTCTTCGGTACTAAAGTATGGTGGACTTGTAAATGCAACATCAATGTTTGGTAATTTGTGATATGGCAAATCTTCAGCACCACATCTCCATATCTGAACTTTCTTAGGTTTAGATAAGAACTTATTGTATGAAGCAATCTGTTCTTGATATCTTTGATAAGTATTTGGATTAGGATCACAACCATAATATTCTTCAGCGTCACTAGCAAAGAAACCTGCAAGTCTATCACCCCAACCACAACTTGTATCTAAAACTGTTTTGGCATTTGTGATATCATAGATTGCTTTTGCAACAACAGGTTTAAATTGTGTTGCGATATAAGTACCTAATCTAAATGCTGATATATAACTTTTTTCTGATAACTCACCACCAATTAGTTTTTCTGTTTCAGTACCATCTACTTCTTTAATAACTTTTTTCTGAACGCCATTAATACCTCGCCAGATAGGTCCTAGACATCTCCATATATCTTTTGCTGTGCCATTCTCCCATACTTCTTTTGGTGCTCTAAAGCCATAACTACCACATTCTAATCGTAAGTCTTGATGAAAATAATTTGATACATCATTAAATGTACTTGCACCATTTATTAAACCCATACCATATTCTTCATATGAATATTTGTAGTCATCATATTTTTCAAATACTTCTTTTTCAACTTGTTCTTTCGGTACACATATTTTACTTGTATCAAATTTTTGCAAATCATAAAAGCATTTTCTCATGTCATCTTTACTGATTTCTTTAAGCGGAAATACTGGTCTTTCATTCGCAATATATTCAGATAGTGTTTCTCTAAACGTATCCTTGCCGTAGATTTCATTCAGTTTTTCAAATGACTTGTTATCTAATATAACTAGTTTATCGTCCCTAGCCGTCGCTAATAGACGGTCATATAGTGATTTATCGTAGTTTTCTAACATATTAAAAGAATCCATCTAGTGTTGCTTGTTTTTCAAAGTTCCAACCGATTGCATTGACAATAAATCTTAACGGTTCTAAAAATGACTTATCAAACTGCTCATCATAATCAACGTATTGATGTAAGTTAAACTCTTTTGGCAATACAGCAGGGAAAGATATAACATTTTCTCTTAACGGATTAGGTTCTTTTAAAAAGACAAACTTAATTTTATCACCTTCGTTTACTGTTTCATACTTTGTAATTCTATTCTTTTTCAATAGGTCATTATATAATAATGAACCTCTTACATGAATCGGACAAGACTTTTTATAGATATCAGTTGTTGAACTATACTTTTTTAAATTATTACATGAGCGAGGAAAAGCAATCTCATGTGGCATTAACTTTTTGAAATGAACTCTAAAATCATCAACGAATTGTATTAAGGCATTCTCATCTTTACCCATAATTACTTTCAATGCTTCTTTAATCTTTGCTCGACAAGGGGCAGGTGTTGAACTCTTAACTGCTTCAATACCCATAATCTTTAACTTTGGTTCTTTCAATTCAACGCCTTCTTCATTGAATACATTTAGAATATATCTTTTCTTAGCAGTCCAGATACCTTTGTTGGCAATCACTTCTCTTTTCATAAACATTTTTTGTTCATATGCATTTACATATTTAGCAAGTCTGTCATAACTCTTATCAATAATTGGTTGTAGTTTTTCTTCACAAAACTTATCCATAACTTTTACAATCTTTCTTGTATCAGTTTTATCTTTAAATATTTTATCTACAACTGCACCAAGTTTTACATAGATTGAATCGGTATCAGAGGCAACAACATAAACCACATTTTTACTTTTCAATAGTTTATTTAAAAAATCATTTACATCTCTTTCAATCCATCTAATCGCCAACTGACCTGCCATAGTAATACCTTCAGCATGGCGAACATCAAAGTATCTAAAGTATTGATTGCCAATCGCACCATAAGCACTATTCAAAGCAATCTTTCTTGCAAGTTGAATATTATGATTGGCTGCAATATCATTTAATAATCTTTTGTCACCAGTTTCTTGATATAAAGATTTTGCTTCTAACATTTTCTTTTTGTATATCACTCGTTCTTTGTATAACTTATCCATCAACTCAGGAAGAAAACCTCGTTTATCTGTTCGAAACATAGCACCGTTAGGCGTTATCGTTTTATTATCAAGGTCAACTGAATCTAGTATAGCACCTTCTAACATTTTATTTACATTTACTAAATTAGAATCGTAACCGACCATAGTTTCTGGCGATATATTATACTGCATAATTAAATGTGGATACAAACTGTTCAAATCAAAACTACAAATCCAATCGTGAAAACCTACAACTGGATCTTTTACATATGCACCTTCATATGCTCTTGACTTTTCTGATTCTTTATTTGCAGGTATAACTATATTCTTTTCTTTTAAATAATTAAATATGATAGTGTCCCACATACGAACTTGAGCATAACAATCTTGATAATTAACTTTAGCTTCATACGCCATAGTCAAATGTAACTCAATCAGTTTCATCTTATCTTCTAACTTATCAACCAACTCAACGTCTTGAATATTATACTCTACAAATAATTGATAATCGTTTT